CTACTGGAACTTTGGTGACGGGACTACGGCTACAACCCAGAACGCAAGCCATACGTTCACCACGGTCAATACGTTCATCCTGACCCACACCATTACCGATACCTTTGGTCTTTCAGATTCTGAATACTCGTCCATTACGACTTCAGCCCCGGTTACAGGGAATGCCACGGTAACAACGAATGTTACGGCTACCGACTGGGGAAAGGCAGTAACGGTGACGGTAGACACGCGGGGAGTGACCCAGTTTACTCGCGGTTCAACAATCTACGATATTGACGAATGGGGAGTATACCAACTTATTCCAACCCCGTATAGTTCCAATTATACGTGGTCAGATATGACGGTTCTCCAGAACAACCACCTCAACGTTGTGGACTTGTATACTGGAGTGCAGACTAATCCTCCCGTATCTAATGGGTATGGATATATTCCGTCAGCCACGGACTTTACGATTCCATGGTCTGCATACGCCGGATACTACGTGGGGATGAAGAATGCGTCCTATGACTCCGGGGCTTGGCAATACGGAGGACTTACGCAGGTTCTTCTTACTTGGAAGACCCCGGTGGCAACGTGGACATCCTATCCTGACTCTGGTGGAACTACAGTCCACGTAAGCGTGGCTCTCAATTCGTTCTCCGGGCTTGATACGCCATTCTCACAGTATTCGCAACAGATTAACAGTTACGTGCGAAATACTTCCACAGGAGGGTGGGATTTCATTGAGCAGAGCAATTTACCTCTCGCTGGAAACGATGGGATGTATACATGGCTTTCTTCTGCCGGGGGAGAGATAGGGAGCAATTTCATCGCCTGCAACCTTACCGACTGCCTTCCTACGCTTATAGGGACGCAGCCAGTAAGCGGAATTGTTGTTCCGGCTTCAGCGAAAACCGGGACTATCGGTTGGTATAACGCTGCCGGGACTACAAAGGCTTCTGCCTATAATGCCGACCCGATGTATTTCAGGTTTAATACCGGGAATAACGGCGGTTACGTTACCGGGGGTGCTGGAGCCCTTGAAATTGTCCTCTACAAATACAACGAGATTTCTGCGGTTTGGGAACCACAGGGAACTGTAGCATGGACAGAAATTCCAGATACCGGAGATGTGGGTGGCGTTCACTATTACAACCCCGCATGGACTACCTCTTCGTTCATCAAAGGAAGCGGGACTACCGGGGCTCTGGCTATTGGGAAGTATCGCCTATCGTTAATCAGCGGGTATTCCCCGAACATTAACGCAGCGGCAACAGAAGTGATAATGACCACTTCCACGCTTACCGTGGCATCAAATCCGTATAACCCATCCAACATAGGGAATGCAACCGGAGGCTTCATGGGGTTAGACCCCGGACTTGGTGGGATTCTCCTTGGGACAGTAATTGCCGGGGTTCTGGCTATACTGGGGTTCTTCCTGATACGTGATGCAAGAGTGTTCATAATCGCTGGAATAGCCGGAGTAATCATAGCGTTCGCCCTTGGACTCTACCCGTTATGGCTGATTGTCGTAATCGGAATTGCCGGAATAGCAGCGATGCTTTTCGCCAGCGGTCTCCTTGGTGGCGGCGGTAACGGAGGCAGTCCTCCAGCGGAGGGGTAAATGTCAGCAAATCTGACCCCTCACTGGGGATTAATCATATTTTTGATGATTGCCTACACGGTTTCAGCGCTGATGCACCTTGACCCGACAATTGCTCACCCCGGAGGCGCTTCAATCATTACCGGGGTAACAATCTCGTCTCTGGATATTACGGCGTTCATTGTTGCTATAATCGCTGCATTAGCGGCAGCCGCAATCATTGGTGTAATCCTTGGAGGATGGGCTGGCGTGGCGGCGTTCTTCGGGACGCTCCTTGTAGCCTCTGCAATCACAAATGCGTGGTCTGTGATCTTCCTTGCAGCAAGTGTCGTGACCTTCTCCGACCTTGGACTACCAATATGGCTTCAATTCCTGATTGCTGCCCCCTGTGTAATAATTCTTACGTGGACGGCGCTTGCGTTCATTGCGGCTGTGACCGGAATCGGGTCAGATATAAAGCCGGGAGGGGCATAATGACCTCTCTATATCGCCGCTTTAAAATCTGGCTCTTCGGAGGCACAGGGACGTTGAGCGGTGCATATGCAGAGGCAAGCGTAAGTGCTATGGAACGTGCCACAAATTTCAAAGAAAGGAGGAAGAAGTAAATGGCTATAATTTACAGCAATTTACCAGAAAATATCACGTATACGATGCAGATTCCGTATTGCGGATGTTTTGACTGGACATCGTGGCTCTTCATGCTTATCCTGCTTATCGGCTGGATTGCATTCCTCTACGTTGCGGAGCGTAGGAAAGACGTTGTTTTCGCGTTCATCTCGATATTCTTCGGGCTTGGACTGCTTGCCAACGACCTTGCAAGAGACATATTCGTGATTGCGACTTATCCACTGGTGGTAATCTTCGTAATCGTATCGATCTATGAATTCTTCATCATCATACTCAAGAGGTAATTTCGGATGACACTGGAAAGAATCTTTGGTAAAATAGTATTTTACATAATCGAGGTCGCTGCGAAGGGTTTTGCAGCATACCTCACGTATTGCGGGATATTTGAATTCACAGAGAACGGACTTGGTTCGCTCTATATCGCCATGGCTGTGTTCCTGATACTGGTAATCCTTGGCTGGAACATGGAAAAGGTAAGCGAAGAAGCAATTGCTCCCTACGAGCAGGACGAGCCCGACCCGAAGGAGGGTTCGTCATGAGCCTCTTTACCGCAGGGGATACCCTGAAAGTTATTGTCATCGGGGACGATGGTATTGCCCGCGCTTCAGTAGTGAAACGTGATGCAACCATGGCTGGAAATAAGTATATCATCACGCAGAAGGACGTATTCCTACAGCGGGTGAAGAAATTCGACCTGTTCTGGATCGACCAACCTACAATCCTGTTCAGGCAGAATTCAATCCATGCCGTTAACCCTGACGGGGAAGAATCGTATCCAACCCCACAGGAAACCGCAGATGTCATAGAAAACTCTGCAATGCACCTATTTACCATTTTTGGCAAGGAAACAAATATCATGATGATTATTCTCCTTATCCTTGCAGGAGTGGGGGCGGGGAGCGGCTGTGTGGCGGCATACTATGGCTATCAGCATGACGCGGCACTCAAGGATATTCATGCCGATATTGCCTCTGTTCAGGGTTATGTCTCTAATTTGAGTTACGTTTCACCGCAACCTGTAGAACAGGTGACTCCCGTAGTAATACAAAAGCCTACGGTTAAGCCTACTGTGGTGGTTACAACGTCACCTACGCCGTATCCTGTCCAGACCCTTCCGGCTTTAGGGAGATGACCATGGCTACTAAAAAGTATCTCACGGCAGACGATTTATTTGAGGATGAGACGGGGGAATCTGCTCCCTCAAAATCCAAGCCTAAACAGAAGCCTCCTGCGGCTCAAAAACCGAAGGTAGTGGCAAAGGCAGATAAACCTACAAGGGAGCGGGAAAAGTATGAGAATGACCCGTCTGATGTTGGCACAGATGACTATGCGTGGTCACTTGAGGACTCTTCTTCAGATACCGCAAAGGCTCTTGAAGCATTCATGGGTAAAGGAGACCTTCGGAAACAGTCAGAACTTACGGAACGTCAGATTGTAGCCTGTGCCTTGCTCCTTGAGACGGCAGGGAAGTATAAACTACCAAGGATACGATCCGCAGTCCACCATTTCCTTGCGTTACGTGTCAGCAAAGACCGGGGAAGCCGTCAGGAAGCCGTTACTGCATTTACAGGGCTCGTAGAGAACCGCAAAATGAACCAGTCAGCAGAATTTGCAAATTCCCTTCGGAGGGACTAAATGACAAAATGGGACGAAATTTACAAGCGGGCTGAAATAGTGTGGCGCGACCCCAACTATTTCAAAAATTTTGAGGTGGAAGAGGTTGGTGTCCTTACTGACCTTTTCGTGCCTAACATGGTCGTTGTTTCGTATATCCTATGGGGAACGCGCTATAACGGAAGGCGTGAAAAATGCTGTAAATTTTCCGAACGCCTCCCGCTGCGGCAGGAGCCGTCCGAAGGGACATCAGCAGAGCGGAGCGATGCCTGATGTCACTCATAATAGTGACGGGATTCAAGGGTGACGGGAAGACCGTATTCACCACTTCCCTACTCTGGCATGGCTATAAGGCAGGGAGGAAGATATTCTCGAATTATGGGTTATCTTTCCCCTACGAAGCCATCAACCTGAAGGAAATGCTGACAAAGGAAGGGTCAAAAAAGATAACGAACGGTATGCTTGCCATTGATGAAGCGCAGATGTGGATGGACTGTCGTTTATCAGGCTCCAATAAGAACAGGTTGGGGTCATACCTCATGTTACAGGGGAGGAAAAGGAGAATCGACATCATTTTAACGTCACAGCAGATGGCTAACGTGGATATACGGTTCCGTAAGAACTGTGATATTCAATACGAATGCACAGCCCTTAAAATTGATTATGAGTCACGGAAACTGCGTAAAGCCACTATCTCTGAAAAGGATGGTCATGACATCGACCTTGTAAAAGTAGTCATGACGGACTTTACGATGAATTACCAGAGGAAGACCATCTTTAACCCCGGTTTTTACTTCGATAAATTCGATTCAGACGAATTTGTGGACATTACAGACGAATAG